GATAGCTCTTCACTGGCGAGGGCAGGCTTAAGGCCTTTCACGTTCTGGAAAGCTTCGCTTTCCCACAAGCCAAGAACTGAAGGGTCTTATACCCATGATTCGAAGATCATCCTCGGTGATCCAAAGCTATACAGGCTATTCTGGTCTAGTATAGTTCCAGTGCCGCGCGAAATATCCCGCGTTGTATTAACTTTGGGTTATTAATGGTAAATAAAAAGTACATAAACACTTTTAATAGGTTTAGTACACCAATCAATAACACTATCAACCAAGGTTCAATGCATGCGAAAAGTGCCTCTAGTGCGAACTTAGTTCGACTAGTGCTTCAATCGTACATGCCGGATCTCTGATCCGTCAATCGGCTTGAAGTGGAAAGTTTCCTGGCGTTCATGCTTTACGTTGTAAAGCGACGTGGTTTAGCCTTCGGCTTAACCACTATAAAGGCCTTCAGACTATGTGTTCTACGAACCATATCTGGAGATCCTTTATACGAGTATCCTGGAATCTCTCTGAAGGATGGTTGACCAACTAGGTTGGCCCCACTCAAGCATCTTATCAAGACGCCTGAGGGTATTCGATTCCTCCTGACGATCCTTTGGGTCTTCAGGGGAATCAAAGTACCTCCGACATTAGATTTCGCATCGATTATCCAACCTAGTAAAGCAGATTGCTCACTAGGAGATGAGGATTTTAACCTCATCTGTGGTTGACTTGGAATCAATGAGCTCAGGAGGGTCTCATGAACGGAGTTTCATATGAGTGCGAAGGGAGGACCCAATGGTCCAGCCCTGCGCTCTTCCGTGACTGACTTGAGCGCTCTCTCCTCGAACCAAATATCTGATATTCAGACTTTGGGAGGAGAGAGTCTATCAAGCGTCATGGAGAGTGCTCTCGCACATCTCATACCTTCTTTAGAAGGAGGATCTTTGGATGATCCTTGAACCTTAATCCTGACGCCTAAGGCGTCAGGAATAACCAGGAAATTGACCGTCTTTCCGGACAAGGAAGGTAAAACAAGGATAGTCGCGATTGGCGACTATTGATCACAAACTGTGCTCAAGCCTTATCATAAGGAGTTAAGCTCTTTACTTCGTAAATTGCCTAACGATTGTACTTATGATCAAGGACTTTTCCTTGAATACCTCAAGGGCTTCCCGCATTATGACTCTCTTGATCTTAGCAACGCTACAGATCGAATGCCTTTGGCATTACAGAAGAGAATATTTGCTCGCATTTTTGGCGAAGCAAAGTCAGATGCTTGGGTAAGACTCCTTGTCGGTGAACCTTACATGTTCAGAGGCACCCCCTACACTTATGTAGCGGGGCAGCCAATGGGCATGTATAGCTCATGGGCCAGCATGGCGCTAACTCATCATTTCATTGTTAAATGAGCTGGTATGTTAGCAGGAAGACGGGACACAAGGTCCTATGTCATCCTCGGTGATGACGTTGTCATCGCCGACCGTGCTGTGGCTAGAGAATATCGTAACTTACTACGTAAGTTAGATATGCCTTGGAATGAGTCTAAGACTCATTCCTCTAGCAAACTCTACGAGTTTGCTAAACGCTGGATCTATGAAGGTCAAGAAGTGACCCCATTTTCCATCTCTGGCCTCTTTGATTCTTGAAAGAGTTATTCGTCTTTGACGAATTTCTTAGAGAATCAAAGGTCCCATGGGTGAAACCTCGCCAGTTTGCCCGAGCAAGCCCTC